TATGCAGCACAAAGAAGCAACTTATACTTTGGAACAGGAATTTTAAACGATTCAAATGTTGTTAAGGTATTAGATATGGCAGACTTAGACGCTTCTAACAACGTTAGAATGGTAATGAGATTTACTTCTGCAGTACAATTCGGAATTGCATCTGATCTTGTATCATACGCATAAAACATTAATTAATCTAAGAGAAGGGGTGGGCTCTGCCTATCCCTTTTTTTTTTAAAAACAATATAATAATATGGCTTGTACATTAACTATCGGACGAAAAGTCCCATGTAAATCCGCCTTTGGTGGTATTAAAACAGTCTTCTTTGCCGATTACGGTTCGATTACTGGAATTACTATTGATGGAACAACTAAGGAGGTTACTGCATTAGCGGGATCGCCAAGTTGGTATCAATTTGATGTAAAGGGCAACTCTTCTTTAGAAACGACAGTAACGTCATCTAGAGAAAATGGGACAACCTTTTATACACAAACACTTAATTTAACTTTAACATTCTTAGACGCTTTAACTCAAGCAGAGTTACAAACTATAGCTGTCGCAAGACCTTATGTTGTAGTTGAAGATTACTACGGAAACAGCTTTTTATGCGGTTACGAAAATGGAATGGAGCTAACAGGAGGAACTGTAGTAACAGGAGCTGCAGCGGGAGACCTATCAGGTTTTACAATCACTATGGAAGGCATGGAAGAACAAGCACCGTTTTTCTTAACTAGCGCAGTAACGTCTAGCGGATCTCAAATAGATCCTACATTAAATGCACCACCTGCACCATAATTGTAATAAATAATTTAGTTTTTGGTTATAAAATTAAGCACTCTTTTCGGGGTGCTTTTTTTTTGTTATGGCTAATTTAACAAATTAAGGCTTTTTTTACGTTATATAAGTGTATGATAATCTTAACAACATCCTCAGCTCCGCAATCTCTTAAAGTTATACCAAGAGAATACGCAGACTCTTACACTATGACCGTTCGGGACGATAGCACAAACGCTATTGTTAGTTATGATATTACGACGGCAGGCAATTCTATTGCTACAGACGGCAATTATTTAACGTTTAACGAAACATTTAGCCCTGTATTAATTGAAAATCATTTTTACGATTTAAAACTATTTATTGACTACAATTTTTGGAACACTAATTATAGTTTATGGCAGTTATACGAGGTTAAATGGAATACAGACGACGGTCAGGTAGTAGATATATATAACGACAAGATATTCTGTACAGATCAAGACGTAGATCAGCTTAACCAAAACGATTATTACAAATTAAACAAAGACCAATATACTTTTTACAATGGCTTTGATAACACTTATACAGTTAGATGAAAAAAGAACGATTAAGAAACAGTAAAGGACAGTTTAAAAGAGCCTCTAAAGTATCAGAGTTTGGTTTTGTAAACCTCAGCACCTATACAAGCCCCGAAATTAAGGAGGTAAACGGCGAAGAGTGGATCGAATACGGCGCAGATAACAACTATTTTCAGTATTTAATCGACAGATATAATGGTAGTCCGACTAATAACGCTGCAATAAACGGTATTAGCCAAGCTATTTATGGCAAAGGGCTTAACGCTACCGACTCAAATAGAAAGCCTAACGAGTACGCTCAAATGATCTCTCTGTTTAAAAAAGAAGTGGTACGAAAACTATGTTACGATCTTAAATTAATGGGACAATGTGCTGTGCAGGTTATATATACTAAAGGCAGAAAGAAGATTGCACAGTTAGAACACATGCCAATAGAGACTTTAAGAGCTGAAAAGTGTAATGATGACGGCGAGATACCTGCGTATTACTATTTTAAGGATTGGGCTAATATTAAAAGAAGCGATACGCCTTTAAGAATACCCGCATTCGGTATGTCAAAAGAGGACATAGAGATTTACTACATTAAACCTTACAAGTCTGGTTTTTACTATTACTCTCCTGTCGATTATCAAGGAGGTTTACAGTACGCAGAGCTAGAAGAGGAGGTTTCTAACTACCATTTAAACAATATAATGAATGGATTAGCACCTAGTATGTTGATCAACTTTAATAATGGTACACCGAACCAAGAGGAACGAGCTTTAATCGAGCAGAAGATTGCTAGAAAGTTCTCAGGATCTAGTAATGCAGGTAAATTTATACTTGCTTTTAACGATAATAAAGAAAGCTCGGCAGAAATAAGCCCTGTTCAATTAAGCGATGCGCATAATCAATATCAGTTCTTATCAGAAGAGGCGCAGTCTAAAATACAAGTAGCTCATAGAGTTGTTTCGCCTTTTTTATTAGGAATTAGAACAAGCACAGGTTTTTCTAGTAACGCAGACGAGATTAAAACAGCGTCTTTACTTATGGATAACACAGTTATAAGACCGTTTCAAGAGCTTTTAATAGACTGTTTTGACAATCTACTAGCTTACAACGATATTAGTTTAAACCTTTATTTTACAACGTTACAGCCACTAGAATTTACAGAGGTTGATAGCGAAATACAAGACAAAGAAGAGATCGAAGAGGAGACAGGAGTAGAAATGGAACGCTTTAGTCTTAAAAAAATAGACGGAAAACAGGCGTACGAAACAAAAGAAGAGGCTATTGCAAAAGCAGAAGCTGACGGTTGCGGTGGTTATCACGAACATGAGGTTGAAGGAGTAATCTATTACATGCCTTGTGAAAATCATGATGACGCTGTAGACTTAAAAGCTCCTTGTTGGGACGGTTACGAGCAATACGGAACTAAAATTAAAGATGGCAAAGAGGTTCCTAACTGTATTCCAATAGAAGCTTGTAAACATGAAGAGCTTTCAAGTGATAATGTCAAAGTAATACTCGGATCCTTAGCTCACACAGGAGTTAAGATGCAAGAGGAGTGGGTACAGGTAGACGAATTAGACGAAGAGTCAGAATACAGTAACGAGGATTGGGCTAATTTCTTAATAAAAGAAAAGCCAGAGACTACATTATCAAAGATTAAAAAGATTATAGGGCTAAACAAGAACTATGTACCTTCTAAAGACAGAGGATCCGCTTATAGTGATCTAGACTCTAAGAACGGTTTATATAAAATACGTTATAAATACGCAAGAGGCATGAGTAAATCAGGCGAATCTAGAGAATTCTGTAAACAAATGATGGCAATGAGTGATAAAGGCGTTGTATGGCGTATCGAAGATATAGACAGAGCTAGTTATTTTGACGATGTAAACGTAGAATTTAGACACAAGCCTAGTATGGACTACAATATCTTTGAATTAAAGGGTGGCGTATTTTGTCAGCACAAATGGGTGCGTGTATTATATAGGCTAGAAAGCCAAACGGAAGCGTCTAAGAACTTAGGCAACTACAAAAGGACTAGAACTATACCTGCATCATATTTACGATCGCCTAGAGGCTCTAAAAAGGCTGCAATAGCAACAGACAGACAAAAAGGAAGAGGAGTATATCCTAAATAACATTAATTATGGCAACAGTATTATTTATAAATAGAACAGATCTAGTAAGAAATTCGATTATTGACGGTAACGTTGATACAGATAAATATATTCAGTTTATTAAACTTGCACAGGAGATCCATATTCAAAATTACATGGGTACAAAAATGTATGATGCACTTACTGCAGCCATGCCTAATATAGACGATCCCGCAAACGCTAGATGGAAAAATCTATTAGACGATTATATTGTTTCTATGCTTATTTGGTTTGCTCAAGTCGATTATATTCCTTTTGCTAGTTATCAAATACGCAACGGAGGTATGTTTAAACATCGTAGCGAGAACGCAGATACTGTTTCTAAGGAAGAGGTCGATTATCTAGTTGAAAAGGCTAGAACGAACGCTGAATGGTATTCTAGAAGGTTTATTGATTACATGAGTTTTAATCAAACTTTATTTCCTGAGTACACTAGCAATACTAATGACGATATATACCCATCTTATGACGCAACATTTAACGGATGGGTGCTATGAAGTATAAAATAAAAAAAGAAAACATAAAAAAATTAAAGATCTTTTTAGAAAAGGTTAAAAATAATAAAATAAAAAAATCAAAGAATGGCAACTCTATTTAATACTAAAATATCACAAACCTACGAGGGTCTGATCAAAACTTTTGATAATGCAGCTATTTCTGCGACTCTTAAAGAGCTTACAGACGGCTCTGGAAATCAAACAGGGTTGTATCTTAATAATGCAGGAGATTTTAAAGTAACGAATATTTTAGAATGGGGATCGCTTAAAGATACAGGCACAGGAGTTATAATAACTCGTTTCGTAACGTCTACTGACGGCATAGAGAATTTCGATAATAATACGTCTCTGCCTACATCGGCTGCCGTAAAACTGTACGTA